GTCAATTTTCCATGCATCCGCTTGCTGATTTGTGTTTGGGTCAAAAATACGTGGTTTATCTGTTTTCGAAATGGCGATCGGTGCATTACGTGTACTAATAATCCAGTTAATGTCCTTTGCACCCGCAGCCACTTTAAAGCCACCGGCCTCTTGACCAGCCGTTTCTCCATCTAAGAATTCATATGCTGTTTTCAAGCGAGCTGAAGGGACACGGATGATTGGATGGCCATCTAAAGATTTCACTTTTGTCTTTATGCCACCTTGTTCAAATTCAATAACATCCATGCGCTTTTGGATAGTAGTGTTCGCATCAAGCAAGGCAGCCACCGTAAACGGAAGTGTTAAAATAAGTGGATCACCCTCACCAATTGTATCTTGCAAGTTTGCGATATCTGCTAATAGCTTATTTAAAATCGTAGCTTCTGCTACTGTATATCCACCGGATGCCTTATCACCTGCAATGGCAAGTGCTGCAATTTTAGAATAACGATAAGCATCAACTTCGGGGATTACTTTCGTACGTTGAAATTCACCCATCACTGCCCCTGCTGTTGCTACAAAATTAGATTCGTCTACATCCATAGAATCAATGGAGAAAGTACGCCCACGATCTTGCGTCAATTCATGTGTTTGCCAAGTCGTGTTGACAGAACCTTTTACAAAACCGTCGCTACGATTATAGTCCCCTAATCCATCCATCATGATGTTAGGAATTTTCACTTCATTACCGCCTGAATATTTGACCAAACTAGAATTTGGCTCCATCCAACCAGACGTTGCACCGACAAGCATTTGTTTATCCAGCTCCTCCTGAAAAATGGAGGCATAGGCAATTGTATTTGACATATTAGTATACTCCCTTCAGTCCGTTTGCAAATTGTTCTCGAATTTGTTCTTCTGTACCTTTACCTGCCCCACCTGTACCTGTACTTGGCGATTTACCAGCAAGGCGCTCCTCAACTGATTTTTGTACCGCAGCATCAAATACTGCTTTAAACGTTTCAATATTTTTAATAGTTGTTTCCGCATTCTCGCCAAGCACAATATCAATGACTTCGGCAGGCAAGTTATATTTTTTATCCGCAAGCATACTTAACGTTTCAGATCGCAGTTCACGGGCCGCGATCTCTTGCTCTTTAGCAGCAAGATCCTGTTCGCGCTTTTCTAATTCATATTTAGCTTTCTCATCCGCATTCATTTTTGCTAGTTTCTCAGCTTCAGTTCGTGCAGCTGCCAGATCATCTGCATGTTTAGTAGTAGCTTTAGCAACCTCTTCCTGAAGACGCTTTTGAAAATCTTCCTCTGTGTAAGTAACTGGATCTCCCTCATTCGATACTAGTGAGTCTTGTAGATCATCAGTTGGTGGATCGTCTGCCAAATATTGAATATTTAACGGTAATAGCATTTTAGGTACATCATTTACGAACATTATTTGTTCCTCCTTCGATTACGTTTTTAGTGCCAGAGTGGAAACCTACGGCAGCTGCACCTAGAAGTACACCCGCTACAAATCCCTCTGGTGATAAACCTACAAAAACTAATCCTGCTGCCACCCCTAATATAAGTGATACAACAGGCGCATACTTTTTAGGTAAGCCAACCTGAATAACAATCCAAATGATAAAAATAATGGCTGGGATGACCGTTGTGTTAAAAATGCTCAAATCAAAATTCATCCTTTTCACCTCCCTCAAAAAGAGCACAAAAAAGAGACCTGTCATTTTCGATAGGTCTCTTGCGTTCATATGCACTTTAAAACGGCTTTAATCGCCTTTATTTTGCTTGCAAATTTTACATTAGCACAATTTTACCCAATTACCAATCAGACATCTTATAGATGCTTTAGAAGGTCTCTTACCAATTTAACTTTTAAGCTGCTTTTACATATTTTTGATACCACTGTTCATAAGTCATTGATGCAGGTACTTCATAATATGTGCCATTGATTTTAGCCAAACGTACTTCCTCTGCATCATATTCAACAACAGGTATTGTAGTAGAACGACAATTTGGATGCATGGGAGGATAGTTGAGTCCTGCTTGTGCATCCTTCAGATAAAACTTCTTACCATCAAGTGACGCACATATTTTACTCGTACGTAAATCCAACGTAGCTAAAAACTGATACTGTTCTAATCCCAATGCTTCATAGCTTTGTTTACTCGCTTGGTTATGAATATAATTCGTCTCAGTCCTAACTAGCCGTGCAGCATTAGAAAAGGTATTATTCATTTCTTGTGCTAATTGCTTCGCCATCTGCGCATTGGAGCTACCTAATATAGTACCTTTGGTGAGGATTTGCTCGATTTTTTTCGCTAGTACATCACGATGTTGCCATATGCGTTCGCTGTAGTTTTTACCACTCCATGCCACGCCGATAGCCACTTCTGCTGCACTTGGTGCCATAAAAATAGCACCTGTGCCATAGCCAAGTGCTTGTTGTACATTGTATGCAGATCGATAAAAGCCATCCTCATAAACTTGTAGCAGCGTTGCTTCTGTCAATGACTCTTCATATTCAAAGAGTCGATCAATTTCTTCTAGTAATCTAGCTTTTAATTTCTCTAGCCGTTCGGTGTGTTTTGCTGTGCGTAGATCTTTGTCAATTTGTTTAATCGCTTTAACGTACTCACGGCGTAGCTTGCCAAGTTGCCCTTCCGCAAAATTATACACTTTGGCACTGTCATATAAGAGACGTTTTAGCCAATATTGTTCATCGACCTGTGACATACTTGCCTACCTTATCAAGATCGATATCACCCAACTTATCGTAATCCATCTTTTTCACACGATCTTTCAGCACACGCTGTTGCTCTTCTTGTCTATCTTTTACAAAAGGCAACAATGAAAGTTGCGTCTCTTCACTGATAATACCGTCTAGCAATGCGGCAATCTCTGCTAATTCCTTCAAGTTGTCCGTCATGTTACGATCAAAATAAATTTCAACCTCTGATGGATCAAAGCTGCGATTCATTTTCAAATTGAGCATTCGCGTAATTAAACGAATCTTTTTCTTATAGGCGGGTAAAAATTTGTATTCTTTGATGGCTGCCAACTGTTCCAAGCCGATCAACTTATAACGTATCGCAACCCCTGTTAAATTACCTGCGAAGCTTTCATCCGTCAATGCCGGAACAAGTGATAGGAAGAAAATATCGTTATAAATACGATTTTTATAATTTTCTACAGCGGTGTCATTCACTTGTTTAATCAGCCACTGTGCCTGACCTTTTTCATCAGTAAACAAAATACGTTGTTCACGAAATGTTCGCGCAGCCTTTCTACCCTCTTCATCATCATCATTAATGTTTTCAAGTCCACCTGCTGCGCCAGCAATAACCAGATAAGCATCTGTAAAGTACTCAAAGTCATTAGCTGTGTCTGACTGAGCTTTATCATAGGCATCGATCATGGTGAGCACGTCCTCATAGTCACCTTTTGCCTCTTCGTTGTTCCAGTAAATCAACACAGGTACATCATCGAATTTATGCGGCTCCCGATCAATTTCCTCATACTTTTTATCCGGTTTCTGACGATACGTGATAATTTCTGTTTTAGTATAGACAGCAGCATAAGCAACTGTTTTACCTGTAAGTAAATCTTCTTCTTGCCATGTGCGTATGGCAAATTCTAAAAACTCACTAACAGATGTAGAATAAACAGGGATGAAGTCCTCTGCCTTAAAATACTTAGTACGAATCTCGCTATTTTCATTCATATATAAAAGTTCGAAGGAAAGGCCTTTTTTGGACATCTCTTTTGTTATTTCGAAATTTGTTTCTTCAGCATGTTCCCCTAGAGCTTTTTCGAGTGCTTCTTTATACTCTTGGTCATCCGTATCAAAACGAAGTCCTTCGCCCATGAAAAAACCTGTCGCCATATTTGTAATGTACTTAGCAAATCCATGTGCAATACGATTGTTTGGCTTTTCAGGATTTAATTGTCTGCCTAATATATCATTTTGTACTTGATAATATTGCTCAAGCTTTTGCAGGCGAGGAAGATCTTCAGTTCGAAATTTCTTGATGATTTTTTTGACTAATTTTGCTGTAGGCTCTGTGCCTGGACTCACTTTTATCACGATACTTCCTCCTTACAAACCAAGCAATTTACGATTGACAACTCTGGCCTTTCGTTTTAATTTGACATCACCGTTAATGACCTCAACTAAACCTGTTGTTGCGTCTGGTGCGTCGTCATGCTCGTTCTTGCCTTTCCGTTGATAACGCATCATATCTTTATAATACTCAGGCCATTTCTTATCCCAACCTTCAGGCATAATTACTTGCTCTGTCACATTGGAACTATTTACAAGAATGCGAGTTTTTTTGTTTTTGGATTGATGAAACCAGGTTATTTGACACTTTCGATTTTTGCGCTTTTTCAACTTTTGTTCAACATTTCTCGCATAACCACGACCACCATTGTTTGATTCAAAAGCTGCTTCTCGTACTTCATTTACATCTAGTCGCCTAGCTGTTTCTGGCTCTGTTACTTCCATTGGCTCTTCTGTGTAGTAGATATCTAAGACATATGCATATTTATCTATCACACCTGCAATGATGTTACAAAGTTTGTCCGCCCCTGTATCGGCTGTATCACAGTAAGAAATAACACGTTCAAACTGATCTGGGTCAATTGCGTCATATGTTTTAAAGCCAACGCTATACAAGCTACCTTTGAGATCAATTGGCTCTTGTCCATAGTTGGCCAACCAAATATGTTCATCCAATGTAGCTTTTTTCTGTAGCAAATTTTCTGTCGAATACAAATCCTCACACAAGCTTTTACCCTCAGAATCCAGAGCTGGCATACGCAGTTCATAGCAACGTTCGGGAAATTCTGCTAACAACTTGCCTGCTAAATCATCTGTCGCCCACCGTGTTTGTATGATAAGCTGCATGGCTCCTTCTAACATACGTGATGCAAAAGTATTTTTATAAAAATCCCAATGGCCTTCCTTCACTCGATCATTAACTGCTTCGTTTGCATTTTTAATAGGGTCATCAATAATACCAATATTACCGCGCATACCCGTGATGGAACCGTCAAATGAAGTAGCTAAATAACTCATATACGCACCATCTAATGACCAAAGGCTGGCAGATCCGTCACCGTCTTTAATTTTCAGACCTGGGAAAAAGCTTGTCACAACGAAGTAATCCACTTCTCCTTGGATCTCTTCGTCTTCAATCGCATCACGTACAGATTTTGCAAAGCGAGTGGAAAGAGTCTGATTATATGACACAGTGATAGCTTGGTTCTTAATACTTTGTCCAAACGCCCATGTCGCAAATAGCACCGCTGTATAACTTTTCCCGAACCCAGGAGGCAAATTAATAACAAGTATTTCATACGGTTTACCTGTATCGGGATTAACGACCTTCTTTTCGTAAATGGCTTGCATCATATTACAGAGGACATCTTGATATGTTCGATGCGATTTAAAAAATTCTGGATTGATTCTATTACAATATTCCCTGAAGCTTTCTTTTCCTGCTTTTATAGCAGCTTCACGGGCTTGTGTAGCTGCATCTTTTTTAAAGTCTTGTAAAATGCTCATGCAACTCACCTGCAACCTTCTTTAAAGCTACTTTTCATATACCTTTCCAAGCGTTTCATCCGCAATTTCAATGAGCTTAGCTGCTACTTCTGGATAGTGCTCTTGCAGCTCTGCATAGACAGATTTCTTAAAAGATTCATATGCTCGCTCAAATTCACTTTTCAGCGTAGCATATGTCTTATCTTTATAAGCTTTTGCTCTAGAAAGTTTAATCATTAAATCAATGGCAGCTTCAGGAGGTAAATCATCTAACTCCTCTTCGATCAGTGCAATGCGTTCTGAGAGTTTATGTACTGATATTTGTAACGCTGCCTCTGTCAGTCCTTCGTCATCCTGATTGTGCTTGGCCACCTTGACCAGTTCCTGCACCCTTGCCTGTGTCTCCAGCAAACGATGGGCTAGCTGTTTTGTTTCTAATGCATAGCGACCGATTGTACTTTTAGAGATTGGCTGCCCTTTTTCTGCTAGCCATTTACTAATATCTAAATAGGTGATACTTGTATCCAGCAGCATCTCATCCACCGACTTACGCAACTCGTCAGGCAGGCTAAATACTTTATTGTGTTTACGATATTTTTTATAAGCTTTATCAGTCATACAATCGCCGCCTTATAGGAGCACATCAGGATCGGTAATGCTACCCTCTATTAATTTGATACCAGCCTTTGTGATGTAAATCTTATCATCATCCGTTACGTCCTTTAGGAAGCCATCCTCCACACGTACATATGGTGGACTTTTCTTATCGGTATCATCAGCTAAGTAGTGGATATGTTTATCAATATCCGCACCGTAAGCCATGCCATATTCCTGCAATGCTAATTTTAGTTGTTTCACTGTCACTGGCGCAGGATAAAACATGGCAACTACACGCATAATTTGTCCACGGTACTGGCGATTTTTTAAAACTTCCGCTTGATTCATGATTTTGCCTCCGTCTTATTCATTTTCATAAGCTCATCATAGATACGGTCAAGCTTACGGTCTGTTTGTGCAGTTGCACGGATAAAATCATCTTTTTGAACATATTTATCTGCAACTTCTAATTTATAATTATTAAACCTTGCTTCCACATCATCAATTTGCTGCTTCAGCTCAGTATCATTTTGTGCTAAATCTGTTTTAAAACTTTTTAAAAAATAACCAATAATACCAATACCCGTTAGGATTGCTGTTTGTATAATCCATTCAGCCATAATTTATCCTCCTCTATAAATTAAAAACCTCTTTAAAGCCCTGGCGGAAATGGGTTGTGCTTTAAAAAGGTTTACTGATCACTAGAGGGGAATTCTATTCAGCCAATTAAATCAACTCGGCTACTTCACTAAATATCGCTAGCTTTGAGTGATTTCATTCGCTCCAGAAATACACCGTCCAATAAAGAAGCGCCGCACATACCGCCGCAACAAATGCTAGGCTCCCAATAATTCATCCATGTCCGCCTTAACCCACATTTCAAAATTATTCGTCAACACCACTCGATACGTACCGCTATGCCTGATAAGGGAGAATGCATTCCCGAAGACAACAAAAAAA